CAGACGTGCCGCGTGTCGGGGTGGTTGTTCTGGTGGGTGTAGATCGCGGCCTTCCAGTGGTTCAGGGCCAGAACGACCTCGACGTGGCCGCTCTCGATGGCGCCCGTCGTCGTTCCGCCCGCACCGCAGTACAGGTCGATCGCTCTCAGCTTCCTCGCCATCGTCGTCTCCCCGCGGCCCCGGACCCGGGACCGGCCCTCCTCACGTACGGGCGGGTTCCGCCCCGTCCATCACTGCGAGGTTGTCCCGCACCTTCTGATTGTCGCACTTCTCGGCCAGCCAGCGCCGATAGCCGCCAGGAAGATCCTTCAAGGGCTTCCCGCGGTGCTTCCCGAACGGCATCACGAAGTCGCCGCCCGTCCGGCGCGTCAGCGAGTCGATGACCGCCGCCGCCTGCCGCTTGCTGTAAGTCGTCGCGTCGTTCGGGTTCACGCCGAGCTTCACGAGGTAGTTCACCTGCTTCTGCGTCGCCCCGCCCGGACTCGGTTGGTAGTCGCTGAATGCGTCGAAGTTTCGCGCGTCGAAGAGGTCGACGTCGTCCGCCGTGTACTCCGCGGCGTCGGCCCGGTGTCGGGTCCGCATTCGCCGCTCGGCCTCCTCGCGCTTCCGCTCCTCGCGTTCCTGCCGGGCCTGCTTCGCCTTCTCGACGAGCTGCTCCATGTCGACCGGCTCGGCTGCTTCCCGTGCCTCGGCCTTCGCTTCCTCGAGGTCCAGCGGATCGACGTCGTTGCCGGCGAGCACGTCCGCGACCGAGACGAGCTTGTGCCGGCCGCTGTTGCCGACGAAGTCGAGCACCAGGCACGCCGGCTTCCCGCTCGCTGCGATGGCCGCACGCCGCTCGTCTGGCGTCTCTGGACCGTCGACGACTCCGGGCAAGGGCCGGGTGCCGCGGCCGATCATCTGAGCGTAGAGCGACTCGCTCTTGGTCGGCCGGCAGACTCCGACGACAGTCGTGCCCGGTGCGTCGAAGCCCTCGGTGAAGACGAGGCAGCCGACGAGCACCTGCGTTTCGCGTCGCTTGTACCGCTCGATGATCCGCTTCCGCTCGTCGCGATCGGTGTCCTCGATCACGCACTCGGCCGCGACACCCTCGTAGGCGTTGAACGCGGCGGTGAGTTGCCGGGCGTGCTCCTTTCCGGCCGCGAAGATGAGCGTCGGCTCACCCTTCGCCTCGTCGAGCGTCGGCTTGGCGATCTCGTGCAACGCCCGCTCGTCGCCGGCGAGCATCGCCGCCTCGAGGGCCCCGTCCGCAAGGTCGCCGCCGGCCTTGGTCGCCACCTCCGACAGGTCCAACCAATCGCAGGTGACGAACCGTTGGCGAATCGGGCAGAGCCAGCCCTCGTCTATCGCCGTCCGCAGGTCCATCTCGTAGGCGACCGACCCGAAGACGTTGTGCATCCCCACGCCGTCCGCCCGCTTCGGCGTCGCCGTGACGCCGAGCACGCGGAGGTCCGGGTTCCGGGCGAAGTGATTGATGATCCGCCGGTACGAATTCGCCGTGCCGTGGTGGGCCTCGTCGATGATGACGAGGCCGAAGTGATCGGGGTTGAACGTCTCCATCCGCCGGTACCGCCCGCGACCGTCGCACGCTTGGCAACCCTGCTTCCGGCACGCTCGGCACGACCGGTAGGCGTTGAGCGTCTGGACGGTGCTGACGACGACCTGCTCGCCGTGCTCTCGGAGGTTACCCATCTCGACGCCGGCGGTGAGCCCGGCCGTGCGAGCGTGTGCCGCGGCCTGCCAGATCAACTCTTCGCGATGGGCGAGGACGAGCATTCGCTTCACGATGCGGCCTCCCACGGGAACTCGCGGACGCGGATGTCCTCGGGCCACTCGGCCGGCTCGCCACCCTTGGGGTCGGTGACTTCGACGTACTCGAACCCGTCTCCGCCGCAGTCGGTGCAGTCTTCACTGTCGCCGAATCCGATGCCGCCGCACGACGGGCACTCGCCGTCGACCGCCACGGCCCCCAACTGCTTGACGAAGCACGCGACCCCGGCCTCGCGGCACTGCCGGACGATGTCGCGGATCCACTCGACGTTGCAGGGTCGGGCACCGTGGCCGGACTCGCCGCCGACGATCACCCAGTCGATCCATGATGTGTTTGCCCACCCCCGCTCGTTGTCCGCCTCGCCTTTCCAGCCGCAGAGCACGTCCCACTTCTCCGTCCCGATGTTCTGCAGGTCGATCGCCTCCACCAACGGCTCCAGACTCAGCCCGAGCGTCGGCACGAGGTCGCGGCACGCGAGCAGGTCGTTGATCCCCGCCTCGAGGTCGGACTGCGTGGACGCGGAGTAGATCAGGGCGACGTTCGAGCGGTGTCCCGGCTTCCCTTTACACGACGGGCAATGCTCAAGCATCTCGACGCGTCCGTTGCCGTTGCAACGTGGGCACGTCGGCCACATCCGCCGCACGTTCCCCGGCCGCTTCGTGAGCAGCAGCCACCGCAGGTTCGGCGTCTCGTCGATCAGGGCGAACAGGTCATCGCGAACGTCGTCCATGTGGAGGTTTCGGCCAGCCCCGAGTTCCGTCCCGATCGCCAACTCGTTTCCCTTCGAGTCCCGCATCGGCCCCTGCCAGTCCTCGAACACGTCGGCGAGGCTCGCACAGAACACCGTTTCGACGACGCCGCGGCACTTCGCCCCCCGCTTGTTCCACTTCAAGGGCTCCCGCCACGTCGCCTCGGCAGCGACGACCCGCGTCCCGTTGTCGCCCCAGATCCCGAGCGTGCCGGGGTTCCGCTTGCTCAGGGCGTCCGCGTAGCAGTTCGTGCAGCCGGCCGCGACCTTCGTGCAGCCCCGCCACGGATTGAAGGTGTTGTCGGCCCACTGAACCTTCGTGTTCTCAGCCATTGTTTCCCTCCGCCCACCGCCGCATGACCTCGCTGAACACCACGCTCTTGCCCGTCCCGGTCGGCAGGCAGACGAGCGTCGACTGCACGCGGCCCCACTCGTCGAACACGCCGTCGACCGCCGCCGCCTGGTACGGTCGGAGCGTGACGCCGGACTCGACGCGGGCCTCGATCTCGGCCTCTGCGTCCGCCTCGTCGCGGGCTGCCCAGTCGAAGAGCGACGTCATACCGGCTGTTCCCTGTAGAACTCGAATTCACCGCACCACTCGTCGATGGAGACGGTCGGAAAAGCCGACTCCGTCTGCGGTTCATCCGCGTCTGTCGCCAATCTGGCACAGGCGAACAACACCTCCCACGGGATAGGTCGCGGAGCGTGACGGCGGCACTGACCCTCTTCGTCTCGGATGGCATTGAAGAACCGACACGAACCACACACCATGACCTCTGTTTCTCGGGTCACTTCGTCACCTCCAGCCAGTCGAGTTCGTCCTGCGAGAGTTGCCCCCGCTTCGAACGCGGGATGAAGCCCCACCCGTCGCATCGCGTGCACGTCTGCGAGACCTTGCCGCGGCACGTCGGGCAGTCCGTGTGATACGCCGCCTGCGTCAGCAGCCCCTTGAGCGACTTGACCGCCTCCTCGATGAGCGACAGCGGGATGAACTCCCCGCCCCGCTCGTTGTGCAGGTCGCCCGCCTTCTTCTTGAACTGGTCGAGCAGCGTCGCCGCCCCCTTGATGGGGCCGACGAGGGCGTGGGCCGAACGCAGGTTCTCGGGAACGGGCCGGTCGGCACCGTCGCGGACGATGGACGCCTCGCGCGACTGCTCCTCGAGGTCGTCCGTGTCGAAGGTGTCGGCGTACTGCTTCGGCGGATCTGGTTTCGGCTTGGCCTTGGCGACGTCCTTCGCCGTTGGACGCTTCCGGCCATCGGCCTTCGCCGCCTCCTTCGCCTTTTCGTACGTCTCCCGCTGCTCCTCGGGCTCCATCCCGGACAGTTCGCGAGTCACCCGCTCGGGGACGACATTCCCCTCCGTCACGTCCAAACCGTTACCATTGGTAACGGTCTCGGCTGGCTTCTCGCCGGCCAGCGGGACGCCGCGCAGGTTGGCGAGCGTCTTCGCGTGCCCGATGATCTGCCGCGCCCGGCTGTCGCTGATGTCCCAGACTTCGCGGCAGTAGTCCGTGAAGGTCGCGTACCCATCCGCCCGGAACAGCTGCTCCGAGCGGATTCGGACGAAGCCGTCGTGAACGGCGACCGCACCGGACGAGATTTGATCCTCGCACTCGGCCAGCGCCGCGGCGTCCTTGTGTGCAATCTCAGCCATCGCCGATCCCCAATTCCCTGAGCGTGTGCAACTGCTGATCCACCGTGCCGAGCATCGTCGGAATCCCGATCCGCCGTGCCGCCTTCATCCGACGTCGCCACTCCGCCTGGTCGTTCGTCCGATCAACGAGAGCGTCGACCGCCTTCCCGCCCTTCTCCCACCGCACGTCGAGGCCGTCGAACCAGCGGGCGAGCCGCACGAGGTCTCGCTCGGCGACGATGCGACGGAGGTCCGGGTCCGTGAACGTGTCGGCGTTGATGGCGTCGTGCTCCCCGCCGGCGGCGAGCCACAGGGCAAGGCACATCGACTCTCGAATCCGCTCGGCTTCCCTGCTGTCCACACGGTCGGTCTCCCCTCAGTGAATGCCACCCGGCCGCCAGATGGCGGCCGGGTCCGCCAAGCCCGGCCAGTCAGCGCGATCAGGGCGTTCCCACAAGCACAAGTTGTGTGATCGACGAGCCGGCAATCCACGTCCGGACGGCCCCCATCGCCTCCAGCTTGGCCGCCTCGATCTGCCCCTCGTCGGGGCGAAGGTGCAGCGTCCGGTTGTCGAGGTCGACGTTCAGCGAGCAGGACACGGTGACCCGGAACTCCCCCAGCTCCTCGTCGAGACCGGGATACGGAGCGAACTCGACGTTGATCCGTTCGGGAATGCGATCAGCCGCGGTCACCCGCTGCTGCACCTCTCGCCCGAGCCGGGTCGCATCCGCCTGGACGCTTCCCGAGAGGTCGTCGGTCGTGGAGAACCGCAGTTCCGAGACGAGCTGGCGAACGCCGGTCGGGTCGAGGTCCGCGATCGGCTCGACCTGCTGCCGCAGCCAGGTCACGAACGCCTTCTGGTTCTTCGGGCCGTCTCCGAGCAGCCGGAATGCCTCCGACGCGAGCAGGGGCAACGTCAGCCGTTCGAGACGGTGGTCGTCCGGCGTGTCGTCCAGCACGACGACGACCTTCTCGAAGGCGACCCACAGCGTGGACCGCGGCGTGCCGTACCGCTCGATCGCCGCCTCGAGCGAGTCGAGCGTGCCGAGCGTGTGTTTCCTCGCCGGCGGCAACCGGTCGATCGTTTCGACAATCCCGTCGGCCCTGCGGATGTAGGTCGTCCGCGGGTCGTTCGGATCGACTTGGAGCAACTCGACGGACTTCGCCTCGTCGACGATCCGACGGAACGTGTTGATGGCTTCGGAGAGCATGGTCACTCGCTTTCAAAGGGCAGGTCACCCTGCCCGGGGGCAACCCGCGCGACGCGGGTCTCGGAGTCGAAGTGCAGCCGACCGTCGGCCGCGGGAGCGATCGTGTTCTCGACGCACTCCTTGTCGGGAATCGTGCTCTTCACTGAGGCCCGCACGACGACGTCCCCCAGTTCGCGGGGATCTTCCGCATCGGGCCGCGGCTCGAACTCGAAGTGGATCGCGACCTTCCTCTTCCGCTTGTCACGGGGCCGGTCGCGGAGGTCGTGCGAGAGGCGGTGCACCGCCTGGTCGAACAACACCTGCAGCGATCCGCCGTCGTACTCGGCAAGGTTTTCGAGCGAGAACTCGTTCAGCATCCGCCTCTCCTCGGTTGTGGTTGTGGTTGTGGGCACTCGGCCCTGTCAGTTGTTCGCTTGCACGGCCCGCTGGTATTCCGCGGCGGCGTGCTTCGTGATCTCGGTCGGCGAGAGCACCTTGCACGTCACGTCGAGGTGCTCGAGCACGGCGAGCGCCGACCGGTGGGGCGTCGTCCCCGTGCCGTAGACCCACAGCGGCGTGTCCCCGTGGCCGGAGATGGCGATGCCCACGTTATCCGGGTCGACGACGTGGGCCGCGTACGCCTCCGCGAAGTTCTCGGTGACGGTCAGGTTGGGTTCGCTCATTCGCTCTCGGCTCCTACGGAAAAGAGGGTTCGTTGCACCTTGGGAAGCGGGCACGTCTCGGGCCGGTGGTGGGCGTGGAAGCCGAGCCATTCACCGCTGAGCCCGCACCGGAAGTCGCTGCCGGGCGGGTAGAAGTCCGTCCGCGGGGACTCGACGACGTTCTCGCAGGCCTCGCAGTTCACAGCGTCACCAACTTTCCTTCGAGTGTCCCTGTCTCCGCTGCGTCGCTGAGTCGGTTTCGAGCCTTTGCCCCGTACCCGACGAGGACGATCGGCCCGCCGCTGTTGCCTTTCGCCCGTGTTCCGTCCGGGTGATGGAAGTGGGGTCGGCCGCGGAGGAAAAGCAGCGACGAGGCACACGGCCAGACGTGCTCGTGGAACCACCGCGTCTCGGTGCGGGCGAACACGCAGGCGATGCCGTAGCCGTGCTCGGCCATCGCGGCCATCCAGCGGGCGATGTCGGAGTAGGGCGGGTTCAGCCAGACGAAGCCGTCCCACAGCGACCAGTCACAACCATCGGGGACTGAGTAAACCATCTCGTTGTTGAGAGGCTTGTTCGTCAGCATCTGCTTCGCGGTCCGCCACGGCATGACCGGTTCGCAGCACGGATCGAGGTCGAATGGGCCGAGCGCTTCGATGATCTCGGGCGGCGTCAGCCACGCATCCGAGCCGCCGCGGTTGGCCTTCGAGTGCCCGCCAATCCCGGAGCCCTTGCCCGCGCCTTCGACGGGCTGGTTTCGGTTCGTGCTGCCGAACAGGGTGTCGCTCACGCCGCACCTCCGCACAGCTCGCGGGCCGTCCAGGTCGCGGCGATCGACAGCAACGACGTCCATTCGGCACCGCGGCTGCCGGTCCACCCGACACTGTGCCGGCCGTTCTCCTTGACGACCCACGAGAACTCCGACGCGGCGACGTCGTGGCCGAGTTCTCGCAGCTGCTTGACGGCGTGGGCCATGAACGCCCGCGGGTGAGTCGTGTGCAGGACGTGCGACGAGTGGGTGTGCTCGTGCATCCGCGTGATGCTGTCGCCGACCGGCTCGGGGATGGCGTACGGGTCCATGTCACACGCCCTCCGTCAGCAGTTCGTCGCGGACGATTTCGTACTCACGCGGGCACTCGATTCCGAGCCGCCCGATGGTCGACATCTCCACGCCGTTGCTCGTCCGTCGCACCGACGGCTTGAGCAGCACCACGTGAATCTCGTCGCCGTTCGGGGCGGTGATCGTCACGCCCTCACCGCCTTTTCGTCCAAGCACGAGCATCCCTGCTTCCTCCGTAGGTTGAAGAACCGCTCCCGACCGCGAACTGCGGGCCTCCGAGGAGGGTGCCGCCGTCATGTCGCCCGCCTGCTCGGGTCCGTTCCGAGAGCCGGGAGCGGGTGAATCAGGCCGCGTTGGCCTCCATCAGCCAGTCAGCGACCGGCGTCTTGTCCGCCTTCTCGTTGGCGATCCCGAGCACCTTCCGCTGCTTCGAGTCGTCCGCCGCTTCGATGTCCTCGAACGTCTTCCAAGCCCCGCCCGTGAGCCACGCGACGACGCGATTCGCGTCGGCCTTCGACTTGCAGCCCGAAGCGTGCAACAGGCTCTTCAGTTCCTCGGACGGTGCCGGCGTCGGCCTTGTGTTCTCGCCGCGTTGCTGCTGAGCGATTGCCCCCTCGACCTCGTTGGCGGATGCGAACTCCTCACCGGCGTATCCGAGTGCCGCGAGCGCCCGCCCGATGGCCGACGTCTCGCAGTTCTCCAGGGCCGACGTCCGGTTGATTGCCCCTTGCCCCCGGTCCTCTTCCGCGTGACCGGTCGCGAGCGTGCGACCGCTTTCGTCGGTGATGACCGCTCGGACGCAGACGACGTCGCCGCGGGACACGATCTCCGTCTCGACGCCGTAGGCCGGGTGCTCCGATCGGAACTCCTCGACGCGGAGTGCGACGGTCTTGTACTGCTTCCCGCGAATGTCGACGGTGCCGGTGGATTGCTTCGCCATCAGAATCCAGCCTCCAACCCTTCGGGGACCTCGAACGACTTCACGAACAGACCGTTCCAGCAGCGGTGCAGGTGCCGCACGCGATCGATGTCGACCTCGACGTGCTCGACGACCGCGGCCGGGTCCGTCGCCCACACGTCCGCAACCTCCGAGCCGTCGATGTCGTCACGGAGCCCGAAGCCGTACTCGTGGGCCACGTCCTCGCACCGACGCCAGCCGCGGGTGCCGAACCGTGCGAGCATCAGGTCGCACACGCCGAACGTCTCGTACGGCCTCCGGTCGAACTCCCGGGTCGGCTTGACGCCGAGGATGGCCGAGCGAGCGAGGATGAACGGGAGGTCGAAGCCGAGCACGTTCCAGCCGACGATCTTCACGTTGCCGTTGACCCGCTCCCAGAACTCCTCGAGCCCCGCCCGCTCTTCCGTCTCGCTCCACGTCTCCTCGTGGTCGCCGAAGCCGAACGCGACGATCCGGCCGTGCTCCGGGACGAGGCCGGCGGCCGTCGCCTTGTCTTCCTTCCCGAGCGACGCGATCCGCTTGGCGATCTTGCCGAGGACCGTCGACCGCGACGGGGAGCCCGTGACCTCGAAACGGCCCTGCTCGGCAACGTGGGCCTGAGTCAGCCAGTCGAGCGTGATGCGGGGGTTCCGCAGCAGCTCGTCGACCGCCTTGCCCGTCGTCTGCTGGATCGCGAGAGCCGGGCCGAGCGGGTCGCTCTCGAGGACGCCAACCGGCGGCGTCCTGTAGAGGTGGCTGCGGTGCTCGTCGGGAATCGTCTCGAGGTCGAGGTAGAGGACGGATTGGCTCACTTGCGTCCGCCCTTTGCGAGTTCGATGGGCGACGCCTGCACCATCGGCCCGCGACCATACCGATGCTGCATCTCGACGACCTTCAACAGCTTCCCGCCAGCAGCCACGGCAGCATTTGCCGAGCGGGTGTCAATCCGCTCGTCGACGATGTCGGAGATAAGGTCGCTCATGAAGTCTGCGAAGTCTTCGCTCGTCTTGATTCCTCGACCAGCGACCTCAGAGCAGCGGGGTTTCCCGTCTCGACGAACCGACGCACCTCCCGCAGTTGCCGCCTTGCCACATGAATCGCTTCGGCGTCGCGTTGCTTTCTTTCGAGCCATTCCGCCAACTCCTCTACAAGTTCGAGGTCGCACACACCCATGATCGCCCGAATACAAGTCGAAGCGATCTCGTCCTTTCCACCTTCGCTTCTCAGAGCCTTCTGCCACGCAGCGGCCATCGCCTCAGCCACTTTGCGGTCCTTTGTTCTGCAAGACTTCATCCCTATGCGGCGGCACCCCTCTTTCGCGAGCATCTGCCAGAACGGGCTACGCTCCCTCCGTATCACGTAGACCCGGGCGTTTGGCTTCGACTGCCGTGCCAGCCGCAACGCATGCACTTTCCTTTCCACCTCGTCTCGGGTGCTCCCATAAATGGTCACCCTGCGGCCGGACTCAGAAACTCGCCCAACCCAGCGACCGTCGCGACGCTGAAATATGGATCCGCTCCCGCGCCGACTGCGGCTCACATTCCCCTCCCAGTAAATGCTGCGTTCGGGCTCACTCCGACCGGCCATCGCGGCAACCGCAGGCCGGCGTCGAGTTCGTCCAGGCAGTCCGCGCACATCGTCCGTCGCGGGTCACGCTCGGCTCGCTTGCACCGGATGCAGAGCCAGCCGTCCTCGATGTCTTCGCCGCGGAGGGGACGTTCCGCGGCCGGCGTCCGGGTATCGCTTTCCGACGAGGAGCACAGTCCCCGGCTTGCCGTTGTTCGGGTCTCGGTCATGGCTTCACGTACTCCCGAAAGCGGACGGTCTCGCTCTCCTCGTCGAAGTACGGCACCAGCGTCGCGGCCTTCGACTCCTGCGCGACGTGGTGCCAACGCGGGTCCGACCGGTCGATGAAGTCGAACCCGACCACGCGGACGTCGGCGAGGTGCTCGACTTCGCTGTCCGTCTCGGTCATGTACCGCAGCCGGGCGGCGATCTGGTCGAGGGCGTCGTCGAACTCGTTGAAGACGACGTAGTCGATCTGCTGCGCGAGGCCGTTGACTTGGAAGTCGTCGTCCTCGTCGAGGATCACCACGTAGTAGTCGCACTGCGGGAACTCGCTCACGATTCCGTCTCCCTGTCCATGAGTGCTGCACCGTCCCAGCCGACGAGCCGCCGGCACTCGACGACGAACTCGGTCACGCGAATGCACTCGCCGCTGAGCACGACCACCGGCACCCGCCGCTCCGACCGTGCGAGCAACGCGACGGACGCGGCGAGGGCGAGCGTGCAGAGGAAGTACGCGAGGAATGCGGTCATCAGTACGTCTCCCCCTTGTCGAGCGGCCCCCAGTGCGAGCCGGGGATGACGGCTCGCGGGTTCTTGATGGATCGCCGTGACTGCTCCTGCTCGGGAGTCCATCCCGCCCGAATCGCGAGCAGTTCGGCCTGCAACTCCTCCGGTGTCGGGTCCGCACCCTCGGTGAACTTGCCAGCCCCAAGGTCGACGGACCCGTCCTCCAACAACCGAGCCTCACCGTTCACAATGCGGCGGACGGTGTAGAGGCTCACGCCGTACTTCTCGGACAACGCCCCCACGCCACGCTCTCGCGAATGCGGCTCGTGCTCGTCGATGATGGCGGCGACGACTTCGGCGGGGACGTGCATCACCGGACCTCCCTTGAGCCGCTACACGCGGCGACGATGCACGCCGAGACGAGCAGGGCGGCGAGCGTGATGGAGACGGGGTCGAGCGTCATCGCGACCGCAAGAAGGCGCAGCAACGACGGGGTGACGTCGATGGGCATGGGCGCTGTGCTTCCGTTCGTGCGCCGTGCCCGATAGAGCGGGCAGCAGACGCGACCTCCGATGTTCAAGCCGCACGTTGCAGCTACGCGGTTGGAATGAGTTTCAAGGCTCACCCAACGGCGGGCAGAGTACGTCCCCTATACGGGACTGTCAAGCGCGAATCGGAAACTTTCCAGTCAGCAGGTCGGAAAGCTCCATTCCAAGGGCTTCGGCGAGCTTGTCGGCTCGGTCGAGCGTGATTCTCTCCTCGCCACCCAGCACGCGATAGAGGCTCGCGCGACCAACACCGGCGCTCTTCGCGAGTTCACCGATGGAGGTGCCGCGAAAGCGGATGGCTTCTCGGAGGTTGTCGACGAATGCGTCCACGGCGGATTCTCGTTGCACGGGTCTGCCTCCGAAGTGTACCGTGTACGGGACGTGCTGCAAGATGGCAGACGCTTGAAACCCCGGAGGTCGCGTCAGCGACGGGGCACCGGTCCTCGCGGATACGGTCGTCTGCCAATGCCCGAGGGGAGACTCGAACTCCCACCACGTTGCCGTGACTAGGTCCTGAACTTTCTGCCCCTCGCATGAGGGGTTCCCGTGGTGGTTTTTGCCAGCAGTTCGGCTGACGCCACCCATCGACGAACGGACACACGTTGAGCAGGCACGACGCCCGATAACCGCGTCGGAGGTGTGCCGTGCGTAGCGTTTTCCGCCACTTTGCCGAAATCCGAATCGACGTCAGCATTCGCACGCTCGAGCAGTACGACATCGCCGTGAGTCAGTACGACGAGCACGCGGGCCGCGACGCCTGCGACGCCGAGAGTCTGCGGGCGTTCCTTCGGGCGATTCGCGAGACGCGGTCAGCGAGGACCGCGAACAACAAGCGGCAGGCGTTGCTGACGCTGTGGCGGTTCGCCCACGAGGAGCGACTTGTCGACGTCGAGCCCCCGCGAATCACGAAGTTCCGCGAGGCGAAGCGGGAGCCGACAGCCTGGACGGTGCAGGAGGTCGGGCAGCTGCTCGCCGCGTGCCGTCGCGCCCGGACGGTCGGCGGGTCGTGGACGCCGCAGCACTGGCGAGCCCTCGTGCTCACCGCGTACGACACCAGCCTGAGAATCGGCTGCCTCTTGGCGGTCCCGCGTGACTGCCTCGAAGGGTCGGTCCTCTACGTGCCGGGCGAACTCCAGAAGCACCGCCGCGACAGCCGTCACCGCCTGCACTCGACGACGGTGGAGACGATTGCCACGCTGCCGGTCACGCACCGACTGTTCCACTGGCCGGTTCGCCGGCGAGCGTTGTGGGTCGAGTTCGGCGTGATACTCGACGACGCCGGTCTACCCCACGGACGGCGCGACAAGTTCCACCGGCTGCGTCGGACGAGCTACAGCTACGTTGCCGCCGCACTCGGCATCGACGCGGCGACCCGTCACGCAGGGCACGCGGGCGACCTGTCGGCGGTGTACCTCGACCGGCGACTCCTCGACGAGCCGGATCCGCTGGACGCGCTGCCGCGACCGGCGTGATTGGGTTCGGCGGGGCAGGGTGGTAGGATTGTTGGTGAAGCGTTGCTGTTCTCGAATATCTGGCCTCACGGCCGGGGTGCCGCCCTCACCGGTTGGATAGGTTCAGCGACGCCTTCGTTCCCTTCGGGGCTAGGGACCACGCTTGTCGTGAGTCCGAGAGTCGTCCTGCTTCGGCGGGGCGGCTCCTTTCGTGCGCCGCGGGCAGTTGTGGGACTTGCTTCGTTGGCTGACGGCTACCAGCACGGCGCAAACCGTCCGCCGCACTCCCTGAACTTCGCCTCGCGGTCGTACGGCGTCTCGGTGACGAGGTGGACCTTCGACCGGAGCACGTACACCTTGCCGGGTCCGCACCACCAGACGACGCGGTAGTGGCCGCCGTAGACGTGGACGGCAGGGTAGCCGTCCTTGCGAACCTTGTACCCCCTGTTCACCCACTGCAGCCCGCCGTGCTCGCCTTGGACGACGTCGAGCGCCCACACCTGCGAGAACCGCACTTCCCCGGTCGGGTTGAGGACGGTGTTCGTCTCCAGCAGGTCGACGTCGATCTCGCGAACGTCGAGCGGGAGGAGGATCAGCAGCAGGGCGTGCATGGTGTCCTCCGTGATGTACGCGCCCCGCCGGCTCCGGGGAACCGCTCCAAGACGCGGGGCTGACCGCCTATGACGGCCTTGGTGGATTCAGGCGTCGACGTGGAAGATCGCCGTGCCGCCCTTCTTCGCTCCTGTGCTCGTCGTCACCTTGACGTGGACGTGGTACTTCTGGCCTTCGGTTCCGCCGGCGATCGTCGCCTGCACGCCCTTGCCGATCGCGACCGTGGTACCGTCACGCAACGTGAACGTCGCCGCGTTGACCGCCTCGTCCGCGGCCGTGAGGCTCGAGGTGCCGTCCGTCGGGTTGACGAGTTCGATCGTGATCGCGTCGACGGTCGAGATCGTCTCGCCCGAGTCGAGCGCGGGGGAGAAGCTGAATCCGTACGTGTCCTCGTCGTAGGAGTGCTTCCGGAACTCCTCGTCGAAGAAGACACTGTCGTTCGACGTGGCCATCACTCGTTCTCCGTCTGCGTGTTGACGATCCGCTTGCCGACCGCGGCCTTGGTCTCTCGAGTCCCCGCCGCGGCCGTCACGACCCGGGTGCCGGCTTCCCCGGTCGTGACGCGAGTTCCGAGTTGCGAGTTCACGACCCGGGTGCCCAACTGCGCCGCCGGCGACACCTCGACGGCCGCGGACGCCTCGCTCTGTGCGGTCGTCTCCCTGGTACCGGCCGCACAGACGAGGATTCGCGAGCCGGCCGCACAGACGAGGACACGGTCGCCCACGGACGCGGCGAGGATCCGCGTGCCGACCGCGGCCGTGACGATCCGGCTGCGGAGCTGCGTCGCGGGCCCCACGGGCGGAAGTTGCCCGTCGCCCGGCGGGAAGTACCGGGGCGGGAAGTAGCGGGGGGCGAAGTACCGCGGGGCGAACATCAGCCGGTCTCCGTCAGCACGACCGCACTGCGATTCCCGTCGCTGTCTACCGTCGCCACGATCCGGTCGGTGGAGTCATCGGCGGCACGAATCGTGATGGTCGTCCCCGAGGCACCGCTGAGTTTCCCGGCGAGTGCGGCGAGGCAGAGTTTCAGCGTCTCCTCGACCGAGTAACCGTCGACGTCGCCCGCGGCGAGAATCGCGGCGGCAATCGCGGCGGCAGTCGGGTCGTTGAGGTTCGTGTTCGCGGTCAACGTCCTGGTCGCTGCCGCCCACACGTCGGCGGCACTCACGTCGTTCTGCCCGTCGACCGCGGACTGCACGGCGTCGATGAGAGCCTTGAGTGCCCCGAGCCCGTCCGTCGCGTTGGAGAGGTCCGTCTGGATGCCGTCTACCACGGTGTCCACCGTCGTCAGCGCCGCAGCGGTTGCGAGCGAGGTCAGAGCCCCAGCGTCGGGCAGTGCGTCCGTGACCGCCTTGATTGCAGCAACCTCAGTGTCGACGTAGCCGGCGATCGCAGCGAGCGTGGCGGGGAGAGTCGTTCCCGTGTCTTCGAGCACCGAGTCGACGTTGGAATCGACAGTCGCGAGAGCGGACGAAGTCGCGTAACTCGCCGAGACAATCGTTCGCGCCTCGAACTCGGAGACGGTGGGAATGTCGGCGAGTTGCGTGTCGAGGTTCGCCGATGCCAACCCGACCGCAGTGCGCACCCCCGCGGCGTCGAGCGTCGAGAACCCGGTCGCCGTCAACCACTCCGCATCTCCACGATCCCGGAGAGCCTCGAGGGAGTCGGCCGTCTCGTCGAACGTGCCGCTGCCGGCCCCGGTCGCCCGCAGTTCGGTGCGGGCCGTCGTGTCGCCGGTCTGCTTCCCGGCGAGCAGCCCGAGCCACTCGGCAAGCGATGTGATCCCGGCGAAGAGAGCTGCCGGGATCCGTCCGAGCAGCGTCGAGACGTTCGTGGCAACCGTGGCGAGAGCCGTCGCCGTCGCCGCGTTGTCGGTGCCCCGCATGTCGGAGTTCGTCGTCACGGTCCCGATCGTGACGCCGGACTGGTCCGCGTTGAGGTCGACGACCGTCGCCGTCGCCCACGCGCCTTGGTTCGTTTGCAGTTCGTTGGTGTCGGCAAGCGTGTCGGAGATCGCCTTGCCCATCGTGCCCGCAGTCGCGTGGCCGGAGAGTGCTTCGTCGAGAACGGCGTCCGCGATGGCTGCCGCCGTGGGGTCGTTCAGGTTCGTGTTCGCCGTGAGCGTCCGCGTGCCCGCAGCCCAGACGTCCGTTGCGGAGTGCGTCGATGGGGCGTAGTTGCCTTGAGCAGTCGCGAGAGTAACGCCGTCCGATCCGGTGATCGTGTCGAGGTCGGACTGTGCGGTGCCGATGGCCGCCTGCGTCGTCGCGTGCTGCGAGTCCTGCGCGGTGTCGAGTGCGTCGAGCGTGTTGAGCGTCCCGGAGAGACCGGCGACGTAGACGTTCGTTGCTCCGCCGAACGCCTTGCCGAACGTGCCGTCCGTCGTGTGTTCGTCCGCCAGTTCGTCCCACACCGCGTCCGCGATGGCGGCGGCGGTCAGTGAACCGCTCGGGCCTTGCTCCAAGGCGTTCGCCGTGAACCGGGAGACACCTCCATCGCTCTCGACGAGTTCGTTGAGCAGGGCGGTCGACGTGCCGGGCTGCGAGTCCGGGTCATAATCAACAGCAAGGAGGTGGTCGAGATGGATGTCGGTCAGTGCCGTGTCGACCGTCGCATTGATGGCGGCGATCAGTTCCGTAGTACCATAGATGATGTGGTTGGAACTGCCGTTGGAGTAAGACGCAAACCCTGCCCCAGCACCGTCGTTGGAAAAGTATGTTGCTGGTAGCGACCCGTTGTTGTTTACGTGGAACGCGATACCCGTCGAACTATTGTAGAAGTACACGGAATCGGCAGCAGTGTCGTTGTTGACGACCAGTCGACGCACCGTGAAGTCCACGTCTGCCACGTCACCGGTTCCCGTGAATACGGCCTCCACGTTGTCCGCGGCCGTTGCACTCCCGCTGATCCCCGCAACGTCGACTTCCGGCTTGCTCGTCGTGGCGTTGACGGTCACCGCCGTGTCGAGCCACTGATAGACCTGCACCAGCCCCGGCTCGCCCGCGATCCGCTGCGTCGTGTCGTCCGCCGACACGTACACCGCCCACGACCCCTTCTCGACGCCGCCGACCTTCACCGTGAGCAGGACGACCCCCGTGTTGGTCTCGTCGAGGATCGCGACGTACCAGCCGCCCCCGTTCGTCTCCTCGGTCGCCGATACGTCCGTGTCGATCGACGTGTCGTCCGCGGTCGAGAAGTCGACCGTGACCGTGCGGCCGGGCGGGGCCTGAAACTTGATCGGGGTGTTCGCCACGTCAGCCTCCAATCTCGGCGGCGAGAGTCCCGTCACCGAGCCACTCGTCGATCAGGTCGTGCGTCCGATCCCGCAGTACCGTCTCGGGGTCCACTCCGCCCGGAATCGGGGCAGCCCCGCTGATCGCCGCGAACTGCACGCGACGGAAGGCCGCGCGGGCAATCACACTCTCGACGGCGATCGAGTCGACGGCCGCGTGTGCGATTCTCGCCGCCCCCTCGGCCGCCGACTCCACCCACGCGAACCGGGCACGCTCGGCGAACGCGGACTGCCGCTCCTCGTCCGCCGCCCCCTCGGAGAACCGCACCTCGCATTCCGCCCCTTCGCCCGCAACGCCGACGACAGGCAGCCCCAGTTCGAGGAGGTGCCGGTGGAACCGTTTCTGCGGGGTCATACCAGCATCCCCCGGTGAAGGCCCGTGGCGCGACCACCAGCCGACGAGCCGTAGAACGTCGGCGTCCCAGCTGCCGCCTTCTCGATCCACGCGAAGAAGTGCCCGCCGATACCCGGATTGTCGTCGTAGAACGCCGGGAAGACGACTCGCATTACGCCCGCGTTGTTGCCGCTGAACCCGCTCGCGAACAGGTTGGCGTCGCTCCCATCGGAGCGGTCGAGACCGATGGAAGCGACCGCTCCCTCGAACGCATCGTTGTCGACCATCGCGAGCATCGCCATCTGCACGGTGCGGTCGAGACCGATCACGAAGTCGACCCGGTTCGCGGAGGAGGCATTGGCGTACTGGAACGTCGTCCCCGAGTAGGTCCAACTCGACGTACTCTCTGCTGCAGTTCCCGGCTTCGACACCTGGTTGTAGGCATTCCACAGCAACCGCTCGGACGCCGTGTCGGCGAACTTCGCGGTGCCGGAATCGGAGACCGTGCGGAGCGTTCCGACGTACCGCCGCGTCGTCGTGCCGCTCTTGACCTTTCCGACCAGTGAGTCGGCGATGTCGGTCGTCCTCTCCTGGAGGAAGTTGACCTTGGGCGACGTGTAGCTCGCCGCCAGTGTTGCGACCGTGATCGAGGTGTCGGCCACGAAGGACTCGACTATGCAGATCTCGGCATTGCTGCCGTCCGTCACCGAGACCAGATCACCCGCCGCAAGACTCCCGGTATCCGGGACGCTGATCGACACCGACGACCCGCTCGAAGGGCTGTTGGTGGCCGTCGTCTGGAGCCAGCCCGTCAGTTCGAGGGTCAACGTGCCTGACGAGTCGTAGACGAACACGTCGTAGACCCGGAGCACGTCGAGGCTGCTGTTTGTGATCGAGACGCCCGAAGTGCCGAGTTCGTGAATCACCACGTCTCCGACACCGAGCAGGCCAATCTGCTGCCCCTCGTACGGGAGGAGGTAGAGCGTCGTCGCGTTGTCCGTGTCCGCAAGGTTGACGGGGTCCGACGATGAGAGGGTCATCCTCGCGTTGAAGACGGATTGCGGCTCGTCGCCGTAGATCGGCATGTCAGGATTCGCCTCCAGAAGTTGGGCCGAGGGGCAACCTCTTGTTGAGCGCCTCCCGCCGTTTGTTGCACCCACACGGCTTGCCGGGTCGGAGTTTCGCGTTCACGTAGTCGACCACCGCCTCGATGCCCGTCATCCGCGTGAAGGCCTGAACGACGTCGCCGAGCCCGCGAATCTTCCCGTCCGTCGCCTCACGAACCCGCCTCTGCTCGTCGAACACCTCGTAGAACCCGCACCGGCTCTTGCACTCACGCCACCGAACGGGGTGCATCTCCCGTTGGTGCTGTGGGCACCACGCCGGCTTGGTGCCGGGGTCTGGGCACGAGCACGGGGACTCGAAGGTGACGCAGTCTTGGGGGGCGGTCATGAGCAAACGATGTCAACGAGGGTCACTGTTGAGGGCCAATTCTGGCAGCAGGCATTGTTTGTGTTCAGTGTGAAGGTGATAGGGCCTGGTCCGCACCGGTTCCCGTCTGATAGGTCGTATTCAACGCCTTTCGGTTGTGACCCCGCTCCAGAGCGTTCGAGATATAGGGTGTCGGACGAACCGTCGATCACCATCTCCCAGTCATTGTCGACGGTCGCGCCACCGCAATCGCCAAAATCACATCCGTTGAAGTTGGCCGCCCGAAACCCGCAGTTGGTTCCAGCTAACTCTACAATTTCGACGGTCCCATTCATCGCTGAACAGTTTGAGCATGTGTCATCTGCTACACCCGCAATAGTGAACTCCCAGCAACGGCACGTTCTACTGCTGGGGCATCCGCTGCAAGAGACGGTCCCCTGTTCTGCACACCCACAGCACGAGCACCCCGGAAAGAAGAACATGGGCACCAAGGCGAACAGGTACTCGAACCACTCCACGATCAGCACTCCGCTGCGTAGATTTCCCAACCATTCGACCGACGCTCGGCGAGCACCCACGCCCCGCTGGCGACGTCCGCGAACCGGCAGTACGCCTCCTCGGTCACGCCGGTTGCCGTCTCGCTCCCGAGCGTTTCGCCCGCCCAGAACTCGATGCCGCCGGTCGACCCCTGACTGATCGCCTCCGTCGTCTTGGCGAGTTTGCGGTCCGAGTGCCCCATCGCGGGCCGGCGGGCCGGCGGCAACTGGCTGCCTCCCACCTCCCCACGCTCGACACGCCGAACGCCGCGGACCAGCCGCCGGAACGTCTCACGAGTGGGGATGACGCCGTTCACGGTCACCCCTTCGTGTCACAGAGGAGCGTTGCCGCGTAGATCACCGGCGTGACCGCCGTCCCGGTCGCCGCGTCCGTGCACGTGATCGCGATTCGCACCTCGATCTCGTCGCCGGCGGAAAGGTTCGTCGGCGTCAGAGTGAAGTCGAAGTTGGCCTCGGAGAGCGAGTTGATGTTCTGGGCCGACGTCGTGCAGAGGTCGGCCCCGTCCACAGTCCCGTCGTCGTCGACGCGGTACGCCTCGAAGTCGAGCGTGCAGGACGTGTCGGCGACCGTCGTCTCCATTCCGGACCGCAACCGAAACGTGACCGTCTCGCCGGCGACGTACTCGTGGGGCAGCGAGAGCCGGGCCTTCGCGTATCGCGTCGTCGCTCCGGCCGCCTTCAGGTCGCCCGCCTGGATCGTGACGACGTTGGTGCCGAACGTGCCGTCGACGAGGCCGAGGTCGTCGTTCGCCGGCGTGCCCGGCAGATTGGTCGCGAATGCGTCGTGGACTCGCCAGACGTCGGGAGAGATCGCGAACGGGGACAGCGTCTCCTGCGAGACGTAGGCGCGGGGGATGGCGGTCGTCGTCTTGAGCACTCGCTCGTCGACGGTCTGGGCTTCGATCAGCGAGCCGGGAATTCGATCGGGCATGGTTCCGCCTTCACTGGACGAGGGTGTTCAGGGCGGCGTAGTTCGCCGCCGCGTAGTCGACGAACTGGAGATAGACCGCGTTCGTGTCGGACGGGTTCACGAGCTCGCCGCCGCAGCCGTCCAGTAGCACGGGGTCAGTCGGACGAGTACCGTCGTCGTTCTCGAGGAGAACGCGCTTCTCGGCCGACGCGGTTGCGAACGAGACCGTCCCGGAGCCGAGGCTGGTGGCCAGCGTCAACTGAGTGTCCGAGTCGACCGACGCGATCACGACGCACGACTTCGCCGTCACGGTTTCCCAGACGACGAGGATGTCTCCGGCCGCCACCCCGCTCGACGTGAAGTTCTCGCCCGCCTTCGTGAAAGTCGTCCCGGAGAGCGTTCCGCCCGTTCCCGTGTCGAACCGCTTCCGTCGGCGGTAGCCGCGATCCAGTTCGAAGCGAATCCACGACTCGTAGTGGTAGTGCAGCTCGAAGTCGACTTGGACGAACGGAAAGTCGTTCTCCGTCGACTCGTCGCCGATCTCGAGCTCTCTCAGCAGCAGCGTGTAAGCCGGAAACGTCACGCCGCGGACGGTGAACGGGCCGGCGTTCATCGTGTTGTTGAGCGTCAGGATCCACGGCGGGAGGTCGGCCACCGACTTCGACACTCTCACGACGATGTCGGTGACATCCCGCAGCCGGGCCTCTGCGTCGAGCTGGTCGCCGGCGGAGTTGACGTAGGGGCGGCCGTCCGCGTCCCGCGTGGCGACGATCTGGCGTGTGTTCGTCCTCCACCGGATGCGCGGCGTTCGCAGCGTCGGGTTGGCCTGCGTGAGCCGCTCGAGCGTCCGATCCTCGAGCGGGGCGTTGCTGTACTCGAGCGTCGCCAGCCATACGAGCTTGTGCGTGTGATCGAGCGTGGCACTCCGCAGCGTGAGTCCGGGGTCGGAGTCGTGCGACGCGAAGATGCTCGGGAGGGCCGTGAGAATGGTGGCCCGGTTGTCGAGCGGGGAGTCGACCGTGATCCGCCACACCTCACGGGCGGTGACGGGGTCGACGCCGCCCTCGGTTGATCCGCGACCGTCTCGGATGCGTTTCGCCTCGACGACGGCCATACTCAGACCCCCACCCAACGGAGCAAGCAAATGCCGAACTTCGAATTCGATGTGTACGACCCTGCAGCGGACACCACCCGACGCACGACCGTCACGGCCGCGTCGATCGAGGATGCGGAGTCACGAATCCGGGCGAAGGGTCTGGAGGTCGTCGGCCTCGTCGACGCCGAACGCCTGAAGACACCCAGGCAGCGAGTCGCGGAGGCGACGGCCGGCGGCCTGCTCCCGGACGAGCGGGAGTGGCTGCAGACGTGCGCGAACACGGGCCAGTTGATCAGTCGCCTGATCTTCGTGCAGCTCCTCCTGCCCATCGTCGGCTTCCTCGCTTGGTTGCTGTTCGGCTAGTCGTCGAACGTCCCTGACTCGACCGTGATCGGCTGCCGGCGCAGGAACTGGTCCATCTTCTGGACGAGCATCGCCGTGTTCTTCGCGGTCTGCTTCTCCTCGGTCTTCTTGTCCTCCGCTCCTCGCTGGGCCTTGGCGATCGCCCGGGCCGCCTCGGTCGTGCCGCGTGCCGCGGTGCCGATTCCGCCGCGTTCCTCGGCCTTCGCGGGCTTCTTCGTCGGGTTGAGACTTTCCATCAGGTCGCGGCGTTCCTTCTCGGCCGCCATCTCGGCCATGCCGACGAGGCGGTCCCGAGCCGCCCCCGCGAAACCGCTCTCGATGGTCTTGATCCGCTCGGCCAGTCGGTCGCCGATGTCGAGCAACCCCGCAGCCTCCGGGTCGAGAACACGCTTGATCTCGCGTTCCGTGTTCCGCAGCATCTTCTGGCGTTGCCGGTCCTGCTCCCAAATCGCCGCCTGCTCCTGCATGGCCATCTTCGCCCGCTGGTCGGACTCCCGCTGCAGCGATGCAATCCGGGTTCGATCGTTCTCGGCGATGGCTGCCGCGTTGAGTTGGCCGATCCGCTTCTCGGTCCGCGCGATCTTCTCAGCGAGGACGGCCCGCTCCTGCAGGACGTCGTTCAACGCGCCGACGGCTTCCGGGGTGTCGCGTTTTGCGGCGAAGTCGGCCGCATGGTCTTGAGCGACCTGCAGCCCGAAGTCCTCCTCGCGCATCGACGCCAGTTGGCCTCGCAGTTCGCTGATCCCGTTGAAGCGGATGTTTGCCTCAAACGAGCCGAGCTTGCGGAAATAGCTCAGGTTCCGCGTCGCCTCGAGAATCGCCGTGTTCGACTTGTCGACCATCCCGAAGAAGTTCTCGAGTTGCTTGACGACGCTCGGGAGCGCAGCGGCGGCGATACCGATCAGCATCCCCTGCCATCGGCCGGACTGGAACGCCACCGTCGAGACGTTGTTCGACACACCGCGGAGCCGGTTGCTCAACGGGCCGGTCGAGTTCGCGAAGTCGTCAAAGGCATAGCCGAGCTGCTGAATTGTCTGCGAGCCCCCCTTCGACACCTTGCCGTTCCGGTTCAGAGCCGCGGTGTGCCGATGCGTCGCCCGCGTCCCCGCGTCTTGCTCGGCCTTCAGCTTCCGCAACGCCTGCGCCATCACGAGCGCGTCGTTCGCCGCCTTCCGCTCGGCAGCACTCATCGCGAGGATCGCCGGGTTCGTCGCCGAGACCGTGGACCGCAGCGACGTGGACTCCCGCTTCGCGATCGCCACGCCGGACGTGAAGCCCTTCGTGTCCATGCGGAGGTTCGTGACGAGGTCGCCGATCGTGCTCATCAGGCTCGGCCAAGGAATTGACGGAAGTTCGCCGCGGCGGCGTTCGGACTCAGGAATTCGGGTTCGGCTGTTTCGGGCGTGCTGCCGATCGGCTCGCCCGGCAGCAGTGTTTCGAGGGGGACTTCCTCACCCGTCTGGGCGGCGATCAGGAACTGACCAACCGTCGCGATCGTGCGGCAGATTCGCTCGGGCCAGAATCCCCCCTCCAGCAGTTCATACGCCTCCAGTTCGTCCCACTCGTCCAGCGTCAGTCCGTCGAGGAAGGCGTCGACGTCACCGAGTCGTCCGCAGGCTTCGGCGGCACGGATTCCGCGTCGACGACCGTGCCGCTTCCGGAGTTTCCCACCAGCTTCTCGATGTCCCGGGCCTTCATTCCGGTGTGCGACAGGCAGGCATCGTAGAGCACCGCCGTGTCTGCCGAGTCGAGTTCGCGAAGGGCCTTGACGTCGCCCTGCTCGAGCAGGAGGTTCCCCTCCTCGTCGGCGAGGCACCGCACGACGAGCTGCCGCTCCGCGTCGCTGCGGACCTGGTCGTCGTTGAAGATCGCCGCCTGGTACTGCTCACGTTCGAGCTGAGTCAGCGAGCGGATCCGCACGCGGTGGCCGCTGATCGGGAGGGGAACCTCTCGAAAGCGGCGTTTCGCCGGCTGCAGCAGGGCTTCTCGGGTCGCAATAGTCATGGGTGCTCCGTGGGGTCACTCGTCGACGACGATGATGCCGCCGTGGTTCTCGGACTTCGCATTCGGGCCGGGCTTGAACGAGCCGTCCGGGTTGTAGCCCGTAATCTCGCCCCGATCGAACTTCTCGAAGTCCTCCGGATGGATGCCGGCCCGGGTGCGGACGTGGGCGTGGAACGCTTCCGCCATACACTGCTCGAGCGGCTTGCCGCGCTTCGCGGCCCACTGGTCGCACCTCGCGAGGCACTCCTCGTCCGCCGGCTTCGCAATGCCCATCGCGACGAGTTTCCAAGCGTCGGGATGGTTGACGGTCTCGCCGGCGGGACGCGGGAACTCGTGACGCTCGCCGTCCCGGATCTCGACACCGGTCGTGTCGACGATGGTGGTGGCCTTCATGCTCGCTCCGTGGTCAGGTGGGGTAGGTGACGATGCCGTCGACCTTGATCGTGACGTTGGCCTTCAGGCCGTCCGCGAGGTCGACCGTCCCGCCGAGCGAGACGCCGGATCCAGTGAACGCCCACTCGGTCGTTCCCGAGTCGGCGAAGATGATCTTGTAGGAGTCGTCGGCGGGGGTCGTGAGCTTGTCCGTGAACTCCTGATGGCCGGCGAGAGCCGGGTCGAAGAACATCTCGAACGAGACCGACCCGCCCTCGGTCCGGCCGGTCAACTCGTACGGGATTCCGGCCCCGGAGTTGTCCAGGGTGTCCGCCTCGTACGTCTCGTTCTCCGCTTCCGGGAGTTCGATCGAGATGATCTGCGCGATGTCCGTCAGCGTCGACGCGATGTCCTGCTGCAGGACCGTGCCCTTGCATTTCACCTTGGCCATGGTTCGCTCCTCACGGGCGGTACTGAATCAGGAAATCGAGTGTCTCGACGTGGACAGAGTGCCCCTCGCCGGACGTCGCAGGTTCCACGCCTGACGTGCGGTCCTGGAACACGACGGCGAGAATCGTCTGGCTGCCGGCGGCTCCGCTGTAGTCGGCCAGGTAGGCGATCACGGCGGACGCGAGGGCCTTCGCCGCGCCCGGCGTTCGCGATTTGCAGTCGATGTCGATCTCGGCGACGTGCATCGCCCCGGCACCGGTGTAGTCGCCGCCCTCGAGGGTGTTGTTGTGCGAGTCGTCGAGGTTGGTGATCAGGACGTAGTCGAACGGCGATCCCTGCGGAGCGTCGTCGACGTAGACGCCCTTGAACTCGCCACCCTTCGTCTGGTCGACGAGCCCGGTGACCGTCGACTCGGCGAGCAGCAGCGTGCGGAGTCCTTCCTCGATCATTTCGCGGCCCTCAGCTTCTCGAGGTCCTCGCGAAGCGACTGGACGACGGCCTTCTCCCGCTCGGCCCTGGTCGACTGCATGGCCGGCAGAATCAGCCCGCCCCACGTTTTCGGCATTGCCCCGGTCGGCGTGCCGTCGCTCTTGAGGCGGGCATCCGTGCCGAGAGCGCCCCAGTGGACGTTCTGCGACGAGATGCCGACGCCACCCTCGCTCGACCGTTTCGGCTGCTTCTTCCGCGTCCGTCGCTTGCCGACACCGAGTCCGATCTTCGTGGTGATCGACTTGTCGCCCTTGTCCGTCTTCGTCGAGTAGCCGACCGTCGCGCGGACCGACTTGTAGCGGGCCGGCACGGACGCCTTGATCGCCTTGACGACGATGCGGGCCTCCTTGTTCTTGGCCTTGCGGGTCTTCTGTCGCAGCTTCGGCCCGGTCAACTCCTGCTCGAGCAGGGCGACCACCTCGCGAACGCCGGTGATCCGAATGCCGTCCATCAGTCCTTCCGCTTGCAGACGAGCCTGATCAGTTCGTGTCGCATCCCTTCTTCCTGCACCTCGAACGCGGCGAGCACCTCGTACACGACATCGTCGAGACACACGCGGTTCTCGGCGGTGACCTGCTTCGTGTCGGAATCCCACCGCACATCGAAGACGTGAGTCGTCTCGGCGTACAGTTCCCGGGCCCGCACGAACTCCCGGCCCGACTGCGTCCGCAGCATCGCCCACCGGCGACCTTCGCGGCCGTCGAACGGCAGCCAGTTCGCCGCAGAGGTGCGGTCGATCCGCCCCGACGAGTCGAGCGTGCTCGAGGTGTCGAGGCGTTCGATCTTGATGAGTCGATCGAGTTGGCCGGCGGCCACGGACATCGGTCACCCCACGATGAAGACGAGCGTCCCGGTCTTCGTGTTTCCGCCCTGTGCCACGACGACCTTCAGCCGTTCGTTGACGGCCCAGATGTAGTCGTTGACCGGCTCGGTTGCGTCGTACGTCTCGGCCCCGCCAGTGACGTCGTGCGTCGCCTGCCGGGGTTGCTTCTGGACGGTGGACGTCCCCGCATTCGTCAACGTGAGGACGGCCTGCCCGGTGTCCTCCGTCGTGATCGTGATGTCGGCCCCGGTGTCGGCGTCGGCGTACTCGTACCTCACGGAGAGGATGCGGCCGGTGACAACATCGTCGGTGTAGACGGTCGCCGCACCGCCAGCGGTCGTCGTGAATGCGGCACTCACCTTGCGGCAGAAACTCACGAGGATGCTCCACCGAGAACGACGAAGTTGATGACGAGGGTGTTGTCGCCCGCCGCGGATGCGTGCAGGTTCGTCACCGTGATGTCGAACTGGCCCGCCTGAATGTCCGTGACGGCCGCGATGAACGTCCCGGCTCCGTTGTTCGTCGCGACCACCGCGACCACGACCGACGTGGCTGCCACCTGCGAATTGGTCACCGTGAACGTCGCTTCGCCGGCAGCGGCGACCGTCTGCGAGACGGTCGTGATCTGCCCAGAGTTGGTGTTGAGCGTCACGCCGGTCGTGATGTTCGTGGCCTGCGTTACCGTGCCGCCGTCGGCCATCGTCAGCGTGCCGTCGATCGACACGTCGTTCAGGCCGGTGACGTTCTTCGACGCATCGGCGGTGACCGCCTTGGATGCCGTGACCGTTCCCGCGGTCAGGCCGTCGAGCAGGGCGATCTCTGCGCCGGTGAGCGTGGTGCCGCTCTCGTCGGTGTAGAAGTTCGCCCCGTTGAGATGGAGGTCGCCATCCTGGTCGATGTAGACCGCGTTCTCGTGGTGGCCGGCTTCGGTCGTTGCCATTGGGTTCTCCTCAGACGACGAGCGTCACGCGCTCGTCGAGGACTCGGTACGGTTCGAGAAGTGAAATCGCCGCGATCTCGTCCGCTTCGCGATTCCAGTACAGGCTCCCGACCTTCAGTTTGACGGCGTGCACGAGGTCGGCGGGGATGGCCGATGCCGCCCCGTAGCCGGCGACGAACGTGACCGTCGCCGCGTTCACCTGGTCGGCGGTCGTCGGGAACGAGACTCCGTCGGCGAGCACGATTCGACCAGGCGTGGATGACGTGTCGACCTCGTAGTTCGACGACGCCCATGTCTGCGTGTTGCCGTCCGCGTCGACGTACTGGATCGACGACACGGACTGCAGCGGTGGTCGCGGAACGTGGAGGGAACACCACCCGCGCCAGAAATCGTCGCGTTTCAGCGTGAACGTCTGCGTGATCAGGGCCCGCCGCGTCACCTGCTCCACCCACGTCCGGGCCGCCGCGACAAGCGTCCCGATGTAGGTGTCCTCGTCGGGCGTGTCGACACGGAGGTGAGCTTTCGCCTCCGACGTCGACACGGGTTCCGACGCTGGAGCACTGGTGAGCGTGAGCCCCATCGACGCCTCCGATCAGGACTCGGCCGGGCTGACGACGTGGGCCGGCGTGCCGGCTGCCGTGCTGTGAGCCGAGACCGGCAACTTCTTCTTGCCGTACAGCATCACCCACACGCTGCCGTACGCGATGTTGGCCGTCGTCGACGTCCGAACCGCCTGAAGGTATCGCTCCCGCGGGCGGTGAACCGACACCTCGAGGAACTTCTGGTTGAGGTCGTCGTTCGCGGCGCTCGTGGCCGTGTCGACCGCACCGGAGAGCGCCGCCATCCCGGAGTCGGCATCGGAGGTGTTCTGCTCGATCGTGAGGGCGGCAACGCCGGTGTCGACCGAATCGGTGATCATCGTGAAGAAGATCGCACCCTCGTAACCGGCCATGTCGATCCGGTCGGAGTTGTCGTCGATCGAGGAGCCCGCGGCGACCGGCGAGCCGATCTCGCGAAGCTCCACGTCCTTTCCGAGCTGCTGAGTCATCATCTGTTCGTTCTCCCCGTACTTCTGGGCTGGGTTCCGTGGCTGGCGATGGTCAGGCGAGCGTCACGCGGGCGAACGCTTCCTCGAGGACCGGCATCGCGTCGGTCTCCTTGCGGCCGATGAAGCCGACCTGGTTCGTCTCCGCGTACAGCTCGACGAGACGCTGCATCGACATCTGCAGCGAGTCGGCGATCCAGTAGTGGGAAAGGTCGCCGAGCAGGCCAACGTAGAGCCCGGTCGTGAACGTGTTCGGGGCGAACTCGCTCATCGACAGCGGCATGTTGAGCAGCCGGTCCGGCTGGCCCGCCTGCAGGCCGGGCTGCCAGAGGTACTGCCCCTCCCCGTCCTTCAGCTTCGCGATTTGCTTGATCGCGTCGCGGTGGAAGATCCACCTGGCCCGCATGTGGTACTGCCCCTTCAGGCTGTACTTCGCCTCGATGAGCCCGTCCGCCTTGATGGTGGTCGTGGTGTTGCCCGTCGAGACGTCGCGGCTCGTCGAGATGCCGTCGTTGGAGGCCGTGAACAGCCCGAGCGGCTGCTGGTTGCCCGTGCCCGTCAGGAACGCCTTCTCCTCGGTGACGGCCATCTTGTAGCCGAGCCGCTGGAGCACGAGGTCCTCGGGATTGAGGGCCGCGACGCGGAGCAGCTTGTTCGACACCTTGATCCGCTTGGCGAGCGGATGCGGTGCCAGTTCCCGCTTCCCGAACGCCATCGTCGAGTCCTCGGAGCCGGTCTGCAGCTCCGTGGTCCAGTCGAAGTCGGCCGGATCGGTGTCGAGGCTCGGGAACCCGACCGAGTCACCCGTCGCGAGCGGGAACACGGTCCCGAACTGCCGGATGAACAGCATGTCGTCGACGAACTTGATCAGCCGCGCGACGAACTGGGTCGGGACGAGGTAGCCCCCGTCCGTCTGCGAATCCGCCTGCAGCGCCCGCCGCTCCGTCTCGCCGAGATGGTGCGGAGACTTGGTCAGCAGCGATCGGAACGCCTGCTCGTACTCCGGCTGCGCTCGCTCGTAGAGAGCGGCGAACGACGGCCGCGGGTCGTCCTTGCGGAACTCGACCGTCCGCCTCTCGCCGCCGAAGAGGTTGTCCCGCCACTCGATCTTGAACGGCTTCCCGTCGGAACGCGAGCCGTCGTTGCCCGGCTGGCGACGCTCCTCGCGACGATCGCCGCCGTCGAGGTTCGACCAGCGATCGAGCCGGCTGCGTCGCTCCTCGTCGCCGTTCTTCTTGTCGATCGCCTCCGAGTAGACGTCGATGTCGGCGGACATCTCGTCGAACTTGCGGGTCTCCTCGTCGGAGAGGTCCCGCTTCTCGGACTCGGCGGTGTCGATGAGCTTCCGGCTCTCGGCGATGAGGTCGGCCCGCTCCTCGTACAGCTCCTTGACGGTCATCCCGTCGGTCTTGATCGCCATCGTTCGTGCTCCGCTGTTGTGCCAGCGGGGCAACGCAAACGGGGCGCGGATTACCCGCCGGCGGTCAATGAAGACTCACCAGCCAGCAGTCCGCGCCCCGTTGAACGTGGGCGAAGTGCCTTCTACCGTTGGGGTCGTCGGCTGTGCGACGAATCGTCCCGCGGGTGACCTCTGTGTTGTGCTGCCGATTATCGCCGGCAGATTTGCTCCGTCAAGCCCAGTCGACGACGAGCGAGCTCGAGACGGGCGAAGTTCATCTTCCGCGATGCGAGCGACCGCTTCGCCACCGAGACGTCCGTCCCCGCGAACGCCGGGAACGACACGGGGCCGACGTCGAACAGGTCGACGTCGAGGATCCGCCGAATCGTGCGGTGCTCCTCCTTGTCGTCCTCCCATTCCTCGCGAGTCACGCGGAAGGCGTAAGACGATCCCGTGATGTCTCCACGGCGGACGCTGACGAGAATGTCGCGGCCGACTTGGGTGTCCGGCACGTCGATGCGGTAGGCAAGCCCGGCGTCGTCCGTGGAGAGCGACAAAGTGCCAGCCGTTGACCTCCCCAAGATTCGGGAAGGGTCGTGGTCGACCAGTGCCCGAACGTCCTGCCCCTCCTTCAAGGCTCGGTCGAACGCTCCGGGCTCGACACGTTCGACGAAACTGCCGTCGCCGAAGATGTCGAACTCGGTCAACGGATCCTCGTCGCGGTAGTAGACCGCCGCGTGGCCGGAAAGCCGTTCCGGCTTGTCCTCGTCGTCCGCACGGTGCTCGACCTGGGCAACGGCCGACGCGGCGAACCAGTCTCGTCGTTCGAGATCCATCATGCTGCCTCCAGAATGGCGTTGACGAGCGAGTCGGTACGCTCGGATTCCCAGTCCTCCGTCACCGCCTCGAAGCGGTTGACGATCTCCTCTCGACGACACTCCGTCGCTTCGACGAGCGCGGCCGAAGACTGCTCGACGTGCACTCGAATCGCCGAGCGATGCTGCTCTCCGAGACGCTGCACCATCAGATCCTCGTGCTTCGCGTAGAACGACTCGCACCACTCGATGATGTTCGCCCCATTCTCGGCGGACCGCTTCGCCGCTCGCGTGGCGTTGTGCACTTCGCGACCGATCAGGCCCCGCACGGCTTCTTCGAGGAGGTGCCGGAGGAACGCTCGTGAGTCGTCTTCGCCTGGCTGCGGCGGATCGGATGGCGGGTCGGCCGGGCCGGTTGGAGGGTCGTCAACCGGCTGCGAGTTGCCCTCGATCGCCTTGTCGATCGTCGTCATGTTGAGCGGCACGAAATGCTTCTCGCCCATGCCGTTGGGGAGCGGGTTCTTGTCCTCGAGAACGCGAACCTCGTCGATGTTCTCCCAGCCGTTCTGCAGGGCGATCGCGTGTGCCTCGTACCGCGTCTTGATGTCGCCTCGCAGGAGACCTTCGACGCTGTGCTTGACGAACAGCCTTCCCTGCTGCCGTTTCGAGATCAGAAGCCGGTTGTACTGCTGCTCGAACCGGACGAGCCAGGGGCGGATCGTGTGCTTCTCGAAGTCGAGCGACTGCTGCTCGATGTTCGAGAACGTCGCTCGCTCGAGGTCGCCGAGCATGTGCAGCGGGACGCGGTAGATGCGGGCGACTTCCTCCACTTGGAACTTCCGAGCCTCGATGAACTGCGCCTCGTTCAAAGGCATCGTCATCATCTTCGGGTCGGCTCCGTTGTCGAGGATCAGCGGCCGGTGGGCTCGTCCCGCGCTGTGCTGCTCGATCGTTTCCCGCAAGTTCCTCTCTGCCACGTCGCCGAGCTGCTTCCCCGGCGGCATGACGACGATCATCGACGGTCGGGCAGCGTTGCCGTAGAACGCTGCCCCGAACCGCTCGGCAGCCAGTCCCATACCGACGGACTCGGCCATCAGCCGCACCGGGGACCAGCCAACCAGGCCGTCACCGCCGAGACCTCGGAGGTGTAGCACCTCGGATCGATCGAGTTCGGTCGTTCGCCCGTCCTGCAGCGTCCGCTCGTACAACAGTTCTCCGGACGGGGTCCGGAACGGGCGAATCTCCCAAGGCTGGACGTGGTCGAGCTGTGAGACCTCTCCGCGGGCGTTGTAGTACGCCCGGGCGTAGCCGTTCCCCCACGTCAGCACGCGCTGAATCTGCGTTTCTCGAAGGTCGAACGGCGTCATCTCGTCGTTCGGGAAGCCGTTGTTGAGCAGATACGCGGCGGGGTGCTGCGTGACCTCCGCCCTTCCACCGCCCGGCAACCGTTCGTAGACCTTCAACGGTAGCGAGGCGATCGTCTCGGCGATGATGCGGACCGCCGCGAAACACGCCGCGAACCGCATCGCGGACTCCTCGTCGACGTGCACCTTGCTCGCAGTGTCCGATCCGCCACCGAAGATTCTCGCAATGGCGGGGTCGCGAGGGTTGGCCAGGTCGACGGACGCCCGCCGCTCGAGCAGTGTCGTAATCATCGAGTCGCCCCCCAGACGGAACCGGCCAGCATCAACCCGCCGACGACGATCAGCGACACCGCCGGAGAGACCCACCAGAGCCCAACGCCCATCGTCGAGAGCCCGAGAATGCCCGTGACGTTCACCACGAGTTCCTTCCTCGAACAATCCTCGCTCGGTTGCTCTTCGCTCACAGGATCCTCGCCAATGGCTTGTTCACGACCTGAACCCCTCCTCCGGCGAGCAGTCCCGCGAACGCCATGATCGCCGCCACAATGCCGTCGATCGTCTGCCGGCCGCCGGACTTCGGCTTCACCGGACGGATGTTTCCGTTCGGGTCCGGCTTCACCTGAACGTGGCCGGCCTGCCAAGTCAGGATCGGGTTGTTGTGCCGAATCTTCCCGGCGATCACCCGACGCTCGAACTCGGCGGTCGGCTCGGCGAAGTTCACGATCGTCTGCCGGAACTCCACGCGGGGGACGCCGGTGCCCTCCTCGATCACGGTCCCGTCGCGGCTGACGACACCCTGCTCGAGCGTCTGCGTCGTCTCCTCGGCGTGCCAAGGGTCGTACAGCAGGGACTGCACGTCGAACCGCTCGCAGTCCTCGCGGAAGACGCTGCGGACGAATCCGTAGTCGATCACGTCGCCGGGGGTGAGGTGCAGGCCGCCCCGTTTCTGCCAATCGTCCCACCCGGGGAGGTCGCTGTAGAGCTTCGCACGAGTCGTCGGGAGGAAGAACCGGGCGATCAGCCGCACGACTTCGGCATCATCGTCGTCACCAAAGGCGTAGACCAACGCCGAGAAGTCGCGGGTCTTCGAGAGGTCCAGAGCCGCGACGCATGGCTGCCCGGCCAGGTCGTCGTCGGTGACACTCGGGTCGTGCCCCTTCGCCCAGTCCGACGAGTTCAGCCACGGGTTCGAGCCGCTCTGCCAGACGTTCAACCGGTACTTCTTGAAGAGCGAGAAGGCGGACGTCGACGACTTCGATCGCTGGTAGTCGGCCAGGTACTCGGCCGGGTTGACCGTGTGCCCCATCGCCGGGTTCGCCATTCGCCCGTAGTTCAACGGGTCGGCCTCGATCTCGGCGTCGCTCACGTCCTGCGGGGCCGCGTAGATCGCCACGAAGAGCTGCTCGTCGACGACCTGACCACGCTCGACGAGCAGGGCGTGGTCGAACCGTTCCTTGCCGTACGAGTCCGGGTTGTCGCCGGCGGTCGAGACCTCGATGTGCAGCGGCTCCGATCGCGAGATGCCGGCCCGGTCGACGCGGTTCGCGAGGTTGCGGTCGACGACGTGGAGTTCGTCGATCAGCACGGAGCCGTTCAGCCCCTCCTTAGACTCCTGCGTCCGCTCGTTGGCCGACGACAGCGGCTGCAGGAACGAGAGCGATGGCCCGTGAGTGATCCGCATCAGATTGCGGTTGATCGTGCACTCGGCCGAGAGTTCGGGGGACTGCTCGACCATCTTCACCGCGTGCTGTCCGACGATGTCTCTGACTTGGTTGCCGTCCTTCGCCGCCGGGAACACCTTCTGCCCGGGCTCACCGTCCCCGCACAGCAGGTACAAGCCCGTGGCCGCGAGCGTCGGGCTCTTCTTGTTCTTCTTCGCGACGAACACGATCGCTTGGCGGAACCGGCGGACCTCTCGCTTCCAGAAGTCGTCGTCTCGCACCCAGCCGAAGAGACGCATCGCGAACTCGAACTGCCAGTCGAGGGCGTGCCCGGCGGCCGCGCACTCAGCGTGCGACGCAGCTCGATCACGCAGGGCCTCGAGGCCTGCGTTGAAGTCGGCCGGGATCGGCCACTCGGCGTCGCACTCGGCGCAGCCACGCAGCCGCAGCGGCTCGCCGGCGTGCTCGCCCTCGTACAGACGGCAGTGCCGTTCGATCCACCAGACCGTCCACAGGCCTCGATCGACGTCGAACCGGCAACCGTTCGCCGCCGCCGCCTCGTCGGACGGGTTGCGGATCCAAGACTTGGTGATCTCGTCCATCGGTCACCCCCGCTTCCGAGTGGCGACGCCAGACTTCTGCTTTGGCTCGACCTTCAGCCGGGCCCGGTCGCTCGGGGTGAGACCGAACCGTGAGGCAATCCCGTCGAACTCGCCCCAGGCAGTCTTCGTGGCGAGGAGCAACTGCCGGTAGTACGGGTTCGAGGCCGCCGTGCGGTCGCACTCCTTCGCGGCCTTCTTGTACCGCTTGAACCACTGGCACATCTCCGCCAACTCGACCGCGTCCCGCTCGGTCGCGACGCCCGACTCGACGAGACCCGGAACGATCGCGTCCCACAGCTTCTTCGCGTCGCCGGCCAACTCCTTCGGACGCTCGGGAGTGCCCGGGGAGGCGACGATCGCAGCAGGATCACCGTGGCGATCGCGGCGGTGCGTACCGTCCGCGATGTGCAGGATCGCCGGCTTCGGTTTCGGTCCCCGGGTTGCCATGATTCGCCAGTTACCCAACTTCAGAATGTGCCAGAAAATGCGCGCCGGTGCACGCGGTTGCCAGCCGGGGGCACCCTAGGGATTCCACCCCCCCCCCTCCCTCTGGTCGCCCATCGACCAACCGGCCTCTCCCCGCCGTCATGCTGGTCGCTCATCGACCACTCGCCGTCTTCCTGCTGTGGCACGTGTGGCACAGCGTCTCGCAGTTGTCCTCGTCGAAGAACAATGCCGGGTCTCCTCGGTGCGGTGTCTTGTGATCGACGTGGGCCTCCCTACCGTCGACCGCGTTCAGCGTCCCCTCTCGCAGGCACTCTTGGCAGAGGTGGCAGTCCCGCTCGAGCACGGCCGGCCTGATGCGGTCTCGCCAATCCCTGCTGTCGTACAGCCGTGAGCCGTCCGCCCGATCGCTGGGCTTCGGTGCGGGTCCCTTCCTCGCTCCGAATGTCGCCGGCTTGGTTGGCATCACACGTACCTCACCACTGGCTCGCTCTCTTCGACGTGGACGTGCTCGCACCCCTCCTGCCGCAGCCGCTCGATGATGGCGTCGACCGTCGAGCAACTTGCCTCGATCTCGATGACGACGCCCGGCTCGGTGAGTCCCCGCCAGATGCCGGTCGTGGCGTGCACCGTGGCTCCGTGGTTGCCGATGGTGCCGGCGACCAGATCGGCGATCGAGGCCTCTCTGGTCTCGTCCCATTCGGGGTGCGATGCTCGGAGCACGTAGGTCGTCATTTCCCCTCGCACCATCGGCGTGCGATCGAGTTGAATCCCGTCGTGCGGGACGTCGGGCGACCGTTCGCGTCGAGCTTCACGACGAACGGGATCGACCCGCCGCGGAACCCGTACGTCTTCTCGGCGGTCGCACGCTGGGTGGGGTCGTCCACGTCGAGGTAGACGTACGGCGTGCCCGACTGCTCGGCGAGTCTCTTCGCCCCTTGGCAGGGTGGGCACCACGACGCCCCGATGATCGCGACGACCGGCTTCGGCTTCTCGGTCACCCCTTCGGTAACGTGCCGCTCGGTGTGGAGTTTGTCCATCTGCGATCGCGTGAGCCCCGCAGTCTGCGAGCGGGGGACGCCGTGGTCGCGAACGAGGTGCTCCCGGTACTCCGCGTCGCTCCCCTCGAATCGCCAGTCCTCCCCGGTGGTCTCGGCCGTCTCGGCCGCGGGATTGAGCTTCGCGAGTGCCTTCTCGAGTTCGGCGATCCGGGCTTCGAGCTTCGCGATCTCGTCCAGCCGGCACCGGCACTCGACGTAGGGGCCGCCCTTGCCGCAGCCGCAACCCTCGCGGACGGCCGGCGGCGGGTCGGTGAACACCCAACCGTCCGCGAGTGCGGGGGTGCAGCAGAGCAGGATCAAGATTGTTCGCATCGGTCTCTCCTATGCGGCCGTCGCCGGGACGGCCTTGACGGTGTGGACCGCAACTCCCTCCTCGAAATACTTCTTGGAGCCGAACTGGCGACCGTAGCCACCGTCCCCCCACGACTCGCGCCATGAGTTCTCCAACTCGTTCCCGATCTCGCCGTTCCGTCCGATCACAGGGTCCGTGAGCATGACGGCGTGGCCCCAGTGCATTTGCCCGACGCAGACGGGGATGTCGCAGACCATGCAGCAGATCGCCTCCCACCACGCTTCCTCTTTGTCCTTCCGGGCGTCGAGGTCGACGAACTCGGTCGGGACGTAGAGCTTGCGGTCGGCCAGCACGCCGGGGGCGTCCATGCGGCCCCGGTCGCGGTCGTAGTCCGGCCAGTGTTCGGACGTCGCGACGCCGTTCTTCGCGGCCCATTCGAGCCACTTCGTCGGCCACCCGCCGCGGTTCGCGAAGTTCACGATCGGGGCACAGACGGACGCGGGCGAGAGCGAGACGAACGGCATCCCCATCGCGACGATCCGGGTCTCGACGGCCGACGCGGCGCAGAACCCCCAGCAGAACCCGATTCCGTTCTGGTTCTTGATCTTCCGACCGCCGAGCTTGATCTTGTCCCGCAACCGGTTCCCCGTCCGCTCCCGCTCTTCGATCCGCTCCTTCACTTCCTTCTCGGTCAGGAGCGGGAGCGTGAACGGCTTCGCCCCCTCGAACCCGCAGAACGGGATCTCGTCGAAGTCGCGGGGCTCGTCGTAGCCCTTCGAGAATCCGTCCGCCGACAACAACCCATTCGGCGTCGAGTCGTCGAAGGTGGCCGCCTGCATCGCGGGAGAAGCGGGGGAGTGGTAGGTCATCGCTTGAACCGTTCGAGGACTTCGATCATCCCGTCGACCGTGTCGGGGACGGGGCCGCTCCACCCGGCAACACCATTCGAGACGGCCATCCACGGCATCGTGTTCGCGGACGACTTCGCTTTCGCGAACCCCTCCTGCCAGAACTTGTGGACCCCCGAGACGTCCGTGTCTTTGTCGAACACGCGGAACGCTCGTCCGGTTCCATCCTTCGCCGCGTTCTCGGCGATCCACTTCCGGGTCCGGACCGACGTGTATGCGTCGAGTTGCCCGACCGGGATCGAATGCCGGTTCATGTCGTCTTCGAGGATCAGGACCGCGACCCCGTCGAACGGGAAGTCCGGGTTGGGTTTCGGGTCCGGCTTCGGATCGGGCTTCGGGTCCGGCTTGGGCTCGGGATCCGGCTTCGGGTCGATCTCGCCAACCGTGACGATGTGCCCCGCGATCGCGATCCCGGTCGAATCCGACACCGCGAGCGTGACCCGGTACACCCCCGGACATGACGACAGGATCAGTGTCCGGCCGTCCGCGGACGTCCACCAGAGAAGCGTGCTCGACGGCGGGGGCGGCGCGACATCGAACCCGGCGCGGCGCAGAACCGCGATCGCCTCCGCGTACTCTTCGGGCGTCTGGCGACGGCCCGGTACCTTCACGCCGGACGTGTCGACCGACCACGCGACGTGGTCGCCCTCCCCGGTTGCGTCCAGTTGGACCAACGGCCCGACCGGGGCTTCCCGCGGCCCCTCGATGATCGCGGACGGGTCGCCATAGGCCGTGGAGGCCACGGACGCGACCATGAGGGCGAGCAGCAGGGGGAAACGAGTCACTCGAACGCCTCTCGAATCAGGAACAGCAGCACCCACAACGCCCAAGCCGCGACTCCGACGAGGAGCCACGGCCAAGAGGGGCGGGGTTCGCGGTTCACGCGACCTTGCCGAGAAACCCGAGCATCTTCGCGAGTTGCAGGATCAGCAGGACCGTCTCGACGATCCCCTCCGGCTTGTCGCCGTCGGCCTGCAGGGCGCAGCGACTCTCGATCTCGGCCGCGAGTTCCTCCTTCGACGTGAACGCCGGGAGGTCGTCGATCCCGGCCCCGAACCCCTCGTCGAGCGAGTTGCCCGCATACCCCGCCACGTACGCGACGTCGATCAGGGACTCGGAGCGGGCTTCGGTCAGGACCGTCCCGTTCGTGGTGTTGCGGGCGAGATTCAGGCCGTGCGTGAACGCGAGGGCCTGCGTGAAGTGGGGGTCGTGTGCCATTGCCTCAATCTCCGTGGTGTGAGGTGCGCTTGTGGATTTCGGCGAGCAGCGAAGATTGCTCCTCGAGGATGTGCGTCTGCCGCTCGAGGGCTTCCGTCTGCCGGACGTCGTTGGTCTTGAGCGTGTCGACCAGCCCGCAGTGGGCGTCAACGACGCGGTCGGCACGGGGAGACGCCCATAGGAGCACCTTGCGAATCGCCAGACCGACCAAGAGCAGCAACGCCCACGCTGGGCCTTGCGACGCGAGTTGTGTGACGAGTGATTCCATCGGCCCGATACGAAAAAAGGCCGCGGACCCACACGGGGTTCGCGGCCGGGATGCTTCGGCGATTGAGAGGCGGGCTCCGCCTCGTATGTCAGCCCTCAGTTTCGCACGCCGGTTGCCTTTGGTCAACGTCTTCCCGCGGGACGACCGTGAAGACGACGCGCCCCGACTCGTCAACCGTGGACTCCAGTCGCTCGGTCTTGGGGTTCCACCTCAGCCGCTTGGGCCTCCGCTGCCCGTCGCTCATTCGCCTTCCTCCGTGATAGAACCCCGCCAACCGCACGCCTTCGGCGCGTTTCTCATCGCTTCGTGATAGCCGCCCGCAGCCGGTCCACCTCGTCCAGCAGTGCGAGCACGGTCGGCGGGTCGAACCGCTCAGAGAATCTCGACCACTCGTTGGCTGTCTTGTACTCGCACGATGAGTCCTCCCACCTGATTTCTGGCGCCTCCTTCACCGCCTCCGCGATTCGCCGTAGCTCCTTCGTGTCCATCACGCTCCCTCCCCGTACTCGTCCACGGTCAACTCGACGTGCGGGGATTCGTCACCCGCCGCGTACCACCGCTCCACAGTCGCTCGCACAATCTGCCCGTCGTCCCGCCACGCCACGCCGTTGAGCGCATCGCATACGCTTTTTCCGAGATTGTCCCAATCGTTGCGACTCGACGTGTACGGCTCGCGTGGCATCGGGCGCGTCTTCCACACCAGACGACCAGGACGGGGCATCACGAACACCGCACGCAGCGTCAACGGCCCCTCGAGCGGTGCCCCGGTGTGGACCTCCCGCCATGCGTGTGCGACGGTCGCGCGGAATGCGTGGACGGGGTGATTGTTGTGCGGTCCCGCCATGCGTGCCTTGCCGTTGCCGCCCTGCACGGCGCGGGGTCGCGGTTGGGCGACCGGGACGGCGGGGATGTAGACGCCAATTCTCACGACGGCACCTCGTTAGTTGAGTCGCACTTGCTCCGAGTCCGGGAGCATCAACCGATGCCGCTGCCCTCGCTGCCACTCGTTCTCCGCAATCATCCCTTCGACGTGCCCGACTGCGTGCCCGTGGTCGTAGCCCTTCGCGTACCCGACGAAGACGCCGAGCCCGTAGGCTGCCAACGCCGACGCAATCCAAATCGCTGCCATCACGTCGTCACCTCCTCTCGTTGAGCCACCCACGCGGACGCGGCGGCGTAGATGGCGGTGGGGAACCCCGTATGCCGACTTTTCCTTCAATGCCACCGTTCGTCATCCATCCACGGAAGACGTTCCGTGGGACGCTATCGACTCACGCACTCGTCCTCCGCGCGCAACGCCCCCCACCCGCACCGCAGTTTCTAGGGCTGCAATCGCTCGTCAGATTTGGGCATTCAACGAGTCCTCACCCTCCGGGTAAGTGGGCCGCGCTGCCCCGTGAATGTGGCGGGTGCAGCGGTCTCCCCCGTGTTGTCGTGCACCCGTTTCGCCGCAGCGTCGGTAGGGGCACCAGTACCGTTCACCCAACGGAGGGCTATCAGCCGGGATCACGCATCCCGGGTCCACTCCTCCATACGTCGCTTGGCCTCGGTGAACGACGCGGCTTGAGCCTTCCAGAACTTGTCGTTCGGATACTTGCCCAACTGCTGCGTGATCTCGTCCAGTTGGGCATCCAGCAAGGTGGCGTCGAGAACCATCCCTCCCCCGCCATACCGCGCCGCCCCGTCGCTGAACCCGGCCGCATAGGCCGAGTATTCCTCGACAGAGTTGAAGGCCCGCACCTCCTCGAACTCACCCTCGCAGATGACGACCGCCATCATCTCGTCACTCTCCCTCGTTGGTGTTGGTAGGACTCGCCGTACTCAGTCCTCGATGTCCGTTTCGCCGAGCAGGATCCTCTGATCCGCGCCCCGCCTCCATCCCTCCATCCACCAGCGACGCAGCCGCCCTTCGCGCACGGGGCAGATCCTGATCGGGGAGCCGCCCCATCCGGCCTCGTATCCTCGCTGCTCGACGAACTCGTACACGGTACTACTCCTCCTGGCCTCGGATCGTGGCCCCGATCGCCGCTCGCAGAATCGCAGCGTTGAACGTCGGGTAATACGGGCCTCGAACACGCTCGCCCGTGGCGTTCTCCGAGACGAATAGCGACTGTCGCCAGATCGGGTCGGGCAGAGCGTCGGGCGGTCCGTCGCCTACGTCTGCGGCGAACCACCTCCAGCACTTCCCGTCGTGCAGGGGCCACTTGTCTCGCTCAGCCAACCACCGGAGCCCTTTGGCGACGGATCGAGGGCAGAGCCGGTGACCGCGTTGGCAGATGTACCGGTCGTCGAACGTGCGGCGATCCGGGGGGCACGGCTCAACGGCTGCGGCCCAGACCGCCACCAGCGACAGGGGCCACTCGAACACCTCGCACGCCCCCAACATGTCGTCGAGGCTGTCGGCTCGGACTACAGCAGCGAGCGAGACCGAACGCGAACTCAGCGACTCGCCGATCAGGGCGGGCGTTGAGATCGTGACCGCCTCAGCACGATCTTCCAGCCAATCGGCAAAGACGCCGATTGGCTCGTCTCCGGCCACCACGGCGGCAATGTGCTGTTCGCGTTCGGACACCGGTATGGTTACTCCTCACCTACGAAGGCTTCGAGCGGCAGGAACATCCCCTCTCGGACCCGGCCGTGCCCGCCACACTCTCGGCAACCCGCCCCCTCGCAGCCGGTGCACTCACGCGGCCATTCGGCGTAGCGGGTGACTGTGTCGACCGGGAAGACGAAGAGCCCGTAGTCGCCCGCTGGGCAGATATGGTACCGGCCCCGCCGGTCGAGGCGACGGCCGGCCACCTCGTCGGCCTCCTCGAACGTGGCGATCGTGATCTCGTCTCCGTCTCGTTTCGTGACGGTGCCCATGAGGACGTCTACTCCTCCGGACGGACTTCGAGCCAACTGTCGTCCTCGCAGTAGGCGGAGATTCGGAACTCTCGGCCGCGACGACGCAGCATCTGACCAATCCTCACCGCGTTCTCCGTGTGGATGGGCCGGTCGAATCCCACGCTCCGGTTCGACTGGGTCGCGACCATCTGCCACTCGACTCCAAGCACGAAGGCGGTCTCGCGGCTTACGTTGGCGAGTTGACCGTCGTCGACGCCGAACGGCTCCTGGCACTGGAATTCTGCGTCTTCGTTGTCGTCGCTCACGCCATCGCTCCTCGTGGGGTAGGGCCATCAATACCGGGTCAGTCGCCACACGTCGGCTTCGGTGGGGCCAGCGACAGCCGAAGCCCCAACTCGTTCAAGATCCGCACGAACGCCTCAACGCAGTTCGGCTCGGGGCCGTACCTCGCGTGTGCCCAGATCAGTTCGACGAGGAGCCGCTGATCGCGGATCAGGCCCTCGCGGAAGTAGGTCATGATCGTCTTCCACTCCCGCTCGTCGTCGCGGGCGTTCTTCGTCAACTCCCGGACGAATCCGCGGAACTCGTCCGATTGCGGTTGGTACGCTCCTTCTTCCATCGCTCTCGTCTCCGTGGGGTAGGACTCATCGTCCCGGTCAGTCGTCGAGGTCCGCGGGCTCATCGAGCAGGTGCCCGAACTGCTCGTCGACCGCTCGGAGTGCGTCACTCGTCGAGTGGTACACCCCATCTCGCGTCCACCGCCACATCGAGCCAGGCGTCTTGCAGGTGTATCGCCAACCCGCCATTTCGAGGATTCGCCGCGAAGTCGTCTCGAGCGTGTAGGCGTGATCGTGGTCGGCTTGCTCGATCTCCTGCCTCAACTGCCCGTATCGCTGCAAATCGAACTGCTCCGCAGCCGGGGCGTCCTTCGGCAGGTAGACGTAGCCGAATCCATCAGCGTCGACCGCCATCCGTCCGCACGCTTGGGCCTCGGCGATCCCGTGCTCGTCAAGGTCGTTCGAGGACACGATGCGGCCCCCGTCGTGCAGTCGACGCATCAACGTCGCAATCGCCTGCGTCGTTCGAGGGGATCGCTGCGAGTCCCGCTGGTCCTCGTTGAGTCCGCCGCCTTCGTGTCCTAACGTCGCCATCGTCTCTCCCTTTCGGTTGGTGCCCCGTGGGGCAGGATCATCGGTCCTCAGTCCGCGTCGATGTGCGGCTGGATGTGCGACAGTGCGATGGCCCCGCAGTTTCGGCCCTCGTCGTCTCGCACGTACACAACGGGTGTGTGCCCCCCGAGCCGTTCGGCGGCAGAGTATGTCCGCCCCATTCGGCCCTCGCCCACCCGCTTGCCGGTCCAGAACCGAACAGTGGTGCCGACCGCGTAGTTCTCGTTCCAGTGCTTCACCGCCTCCGACTTGACGATGTCGCGTTGGTCTTCGCTCAGCCCGAGATTGCTCATCGCGTCTCTCCTCGTAGGTAGGACATCAAGTCCCGGGTCATGCCGCCTGGGCGATCGCCCGGCTGATCGCGGCCGCGACGTGCGGGACGACGCTGTTGCCGATCTGCTTCACTTGGTCTGCCTTCGTACCGAACAGGTCGTACGTGCTCGGGAAGCCTTGGGCAGCGAGCAGCTCGCTCACCTCGAGCATCCGGAATCCGACGTCGACGACGCCGTACCGCCACATCGTTCGCTGGAGCTTCTGCACGGCCTTCGACGGCTTCGGTCCGCACCGCTCGAAGACGCGGAGCATCGCCCGGCCGCGGCCGCAGCGATGGGCCAGCTCGACGAGGGCGTGCCG